GGAGAATACTGCACAGGTTTGCCAGGCTGACTACCTCTGCCGCGACACCCTCTAAGGGCCTATTGGTTAGGATCCCTGCACGGATGTCGAAGCAGATTTTCCCAGCTCGGTCGTTTCGTCGTCCATGTCGGCTTCGAAGTTGTTGAGCTCGCCGATGTAGGTGCTGACCTCCTCGGCGACCTGTGCATCGACCTTCTCGATGTCGGCCACGTTGGAGAAGTCCAGCTTTCGCACGCCCTGCTCCGGAACCGAAGGGTTGACGTACTCCTCCAGGTTGTGCTGCTCGATGAGGTTCTGCCACTCCCAGAGCGTGGTCGCACGCTGCATCAGGTCGATCTCGCCCTGCACGTCCTTCTGCTTCTTCGAGCCCGAGAAGCGCATCTTGTCGGACAGCGTGCCGCGGGCCATCTTCTGCCCATGGTTCATCCGCCGAATCACCACGAAGGCCCCCGGAAGGGTCTTCAGGTCGAACCGCTTGTTACCACCAGTCACTGCGACAGGCATTTCCAGCTCCCTCAGCCGTATTCATTGATGACGACGAGCGCGCCCGTAGGCTCCCCAAAACGCCACACGGGCTTGGACTTACTTTTGCTGCAGCTGTTAGACAGCAGATAGACACTTGCGATCTTGCGTACTTACTAGGCCACGAAGGGCTTTATTCCTCTTGTCTATCTGCTGTCTAACGATGCACAAACGCTAAGGAATCCGTGAGCTAGCTCACGAGCTCCTGCGTCTTTACCGTCAGCGTGTACTCGGCGCCCGAGGCGTTGACGATGTTCTGGTAGGCGATCTGCGCACGAACGAGGTCGCCCTGCGAGTTCAGACCAACCTCGTAGGTGTCCTTGATGGCGACCGGCAGGTCGATCACGACGCTGTTGTTGGCACCCTTGGTCGCGGTCAGCCGGATCGCCTGCCCCGTGTATGCCTTGAAGTTGTCGTAGTCCGTACGGTCGGTGAAGTCGCGTTCCATCGTCGTGGTGCAGTTGCGCTCACCATACTTGATGAACTGTGCACCACGGCCGGTGTTCTTCAGACGGTACTGCGGGTCGCCGTTGTCCTCGACCTGGAACTCGAAGGTGTCCGTGTCGGTGATCGTGGTCCCGACAGGCAGCTCGACGATGTACTGGCCGGCACCGTACGGCGTGGTGGTCGGCCATGTGGGGACGGGAACCGTCTGCGAGGCCTCGTCCCGGCCGAGGATCGAGGCGCTGAACATGAGCGCGCCGTCCTGTACGGAGATCGTGAACGAGGAGACCACGCAACCCACGTAGCCGAAGACGACACCGCCGACACGCTCGATGGTGATCGAGGCCGTGCGCGCAGGAGTCGCCAGCGCGTTCGGCGTGCCCGTGTAGATGTAGTTCGGAGCGCCGCCGCTGCGGACAACGTCCATGCGCGAGATGTACATGAAGTACGGCAGGACGTCTTCCGTCACCTCGAACTCGATGTCACCCTCGACGTGGGCATTGCCCGGGATGGCACTCTGGACACCGACGCTCCGACGGATCGGACGACGCCATGTGGTGTCCTGCTGATACAGGATGTTCTCACTGTTGATCGGAACGAACTTGGTCGGAGCGACGTAGGTGCCCGCGGCCGTCGCAGTGTTCGTGGTCGGGAAGGCCCCGGCAGGCGCACCGACTGCAGCGTCGTTGTACAGGAGAACGACGCCGAGCGTGGCCAGAAGGAGCTCCGTGCCTGAAGCACCGCCCGCTGCTGTACGGTAGACCTTGTAGCCCGTAGCGCCGGTGACAGCGCCCCAGGTCAGAGCCGCCGTCAGGTTGCCTGCAGTCGTCGTGACGGTGACCTCGTTGGAGACACTCGTCTCACCCGTGGCCGTGATCGCCGTGACGTAGTACTTGTACACGCCGGCAGTGAGCGCACCACCGGCAGTAGGGTTGCCAGCCACAACGGGAGGTGGTGTGACCTCGAACGCGAAGCCGAGCTGACCACCACCGCCAATACCCAACGGCATGTCTAAACCTCCTCGTCCGGGTAGCTCCAAAGCCGAAGCGCCAGGTCGACGTCTTCGGGCAGGTTGTCAGCCAGCAGGGCCACGCCTCTGATACGCTGGAAGTTCTCCGCGATGGAGGCCTCCAGTTCGACGGTCTCGCCGGCCTTGAAGACGCCGAGACCGTCGATCACCCTGTCTGACTCGCTTGTGACCACATAGGTCAAGGTCAGCATCTTCACTCCTCTTACTGGGCCTGCGTCAGTCGTAGCTTGCTACGACCACGCCAAGTCAGTCGTGCCGAACGGTATTGCGCACTGCCCTTCTGCGTGTACCCTGACTCGTTACGAACCACGTACCCGTAGATGACCAATGCATCGCCGTTCTCGTCCAGCAACTGCCTGTGGTACACGTTGAGGTATTCCTCAACGGTTTCCGACAGTTCATCGCTGGTCAAGCGGACCTGCTCAACACCGACGTCAGGATTGTTGTCGATGTAGTAGATCAGGATGACCACCTCAAGGGTGATCTCCGTCATGTCAGTCGGCGTCGGTGGCCAGTTACGTTCCTTAGTCCCAGCTTCGACACAGATCCAAGGCGCGTCAGGAAGCTTCGCCTGATCGCCGTACGAGACACCCTTGATCGGTGGGTCGAAGAACGTGTCGTCGTCGACGAAGTGCTCCAAGAGGGTCTTGATGCGCATCGCTGCCTTGGAGTTACGTCCAGTCAAGACCTGCGCCATCACGCACCACTTCCCCAGTGAAGCTGTACACGATTGTCCAGCCAGTCGAAGAACACTTCCTGGACGGCGTACTCGTCTTCTTCCTGGAACATGATGAACGGTCGGGCAGGGATCGCAGCAGCGCCCTTCTGGCCGCCACCTGCCTCGTCCATCATCTCGAAGGCGCGCATGGTGATCTGCCGAGGCCGAGCACCTTCGCCCAGTTCCTTCTTGGCAGCGTTCATGTGCTTACTGAAGCCGCCGAGACCTGCCTGATGTACCGCACCGTACCAGGCCTTCGAAGGGAGTTTGGTGATGACAGCGCCGACCTTGCTGATCTCCCAGATGGCCTGAGAGGTCGCCGCACGCATCAGAGTGCCCTTGCGGAACAAGATTGGCCCTGTGGCCCCGCGCTTGTCGACCGTGTAAGGTGCAAGAGGTTCCCAAGACTCGGGACGACCCTGCGCGGCGAAGTTCGCCTTGAAGCTAGGAATCATGACCTCAACGACCGCCCGCGTCAGTGGCTCGCGGAACGACCGGATGTCAATGCCGAGCTTGTCGATTCGACCAGCAATCAGACCAATCGAAGGGCTAAACTCGAAGTCAACGCCAGCGAGGTTCCTAGCGAAGACAAGTCCACCGACTGCACTGTTGATGTCACGTGTACGTGGCCTCGGTCCAACACCTCGGCCTGTGGCCCGCGGTGTCGTAGGCATCAGAACACCTTCCCCATGCTGAACGCAGCGCCACCCAACGAGGTGTCGTCACTTGTCGGTTCCATGGAGGAAGAGGTGTCATTGGGGTAGAAGTCAGGCTGACCAGAACCCGCATCAGACGGCGAAGCGTCCGGAAGGGTAATGGTTCCGTCGATGATTCCCGTGATGAGCATCTCAGCGTTCGCCTGAAGCGCACGAGCGTACTCAGGAACGGCCTCCTCGTCCTCGCTGTACGACTTGGCGTAAAGCCAAGACGTGTACAGCTTGGCAATCGCAGTCCGCACGAGACTGGGTGTAGAGGCTACATCAGTCCACGTAGAGACATCGTAGGCAGATGAGATACGCGCAAGGACTTCGTCTTCGATCTGGTCCAGGAGGTTAGCGTCAAGGCTTCCGACAGTAAACTTGGTCGTGCGCACCCACCCCTGGGCATGCTGTACAGTAATCCTAGACATCTTCACTCCCTCCGTGAAGTAGTCCTAGAGGCGGGGCCCACCATCGCCTGGGCACGATGGTCGTTGCAGGGCCCCGCCTCATGGTGACTAGGGACGATCGGCGGCGTCCCTATCGGTGTCGTTCTTGTCAGCTACCGGAGCCCTCGGCGGGATCCTTCGGCTGTTCCTTCTCGACCTCGACGACGTCGACCTCGCGGATCGCGCCGGCGCTCCAGAGCGCCTTCATCTCGTCCTTGGTCAGGCCCTTGACGACCGCGTCCGGCTCGAACTCGAAGTTCTCGACGCCACCGTCCGGGGTGTTGCGGCCGCCCTGGATCTTCGTGATGGCCACGTATGCCTTCGCCATGTTCAGTCTCCTTACGCGACGGCGCTCTTGATGACGTACCCGGCGACGGACTT